AACATGGTGCCGCCGCGTGATTGAGTTGCTTGAAGTTGAAGGATATCAACTCCTCAATACGACGGGTGAGGAAAGTTATCGAATTCAAGAGGGTCCTTATCCTCAAGAAAACGATGGCTTGTTGCGGAATTTGATGTGCCAGTTGTTGGACTTAACTGCAGATGAAATTGACTCAATTGAAGCGGCAATACAAAATGCTGTCTCTGTTGAGTCACTACCAGATGCTATCTTGGACAATGGTCATACCATACGCCATAAGATTAATGCTGCAGTTGGCCACGACCTACTTGGCCCCACGCCTTCAGTTTTAGAACAATGCCCCTCAGTGACGATAATTTCAAAGACCTCTGCAAATCCCGTGATGATTGGCTTAGAAGAGTCGAGTCCCATCTCCGACAATCTCTTACAGCAGCCGTTACCCGCCACAACCACTTCACAGTGCATGGCGGATACACCCACGTCGTCGACAGCGAAACCGTCGACCGTGGCATCCAAACAATCATCGCCGCACTCGCAGAAAATAAAGCACCAACCAGTCAATCAGACACCACGTAAGCGACACAGTTTCAACGACTGTACGAGAAAAGACGCCTGCAGATACCATCGCAATGGCGCCAAAACCAAAACAACAGCCGCGCGCAAGTAAGCGCTCAACACGCACCAACACGAGACCATCTCCTCAGAGTGGTCTCCCTCGCCAAGGTTTAATGTCTAAACAAGTCATGAATCGAACTGGCCGTCCTCAAATACGGTCGGAAGGCGATAGGATTGTAGTAAGCAATACCGAGATACTTATTGAAGTTAATGGAACAATTGCCGCGGGAGTTATACCTGCTGGCGGCGCAATCAGAGTCTTTCGATTCGAAAACGTCGCCACCGGGAATAACATGAACACCACCCGCTGGCTCACCAAACTGGCCCTCGCATATGACAAGTTCAAGATTAGAAAGATGAACATGCGTTGGGTCCCATCACTCCCATTTACTTATGGTGGCCAAGTCGCACTTCGGTGGGATTCTGACCCGAGTAAGGTCACCGCTGACGCATCACTTCTTGCAGTGTCAGGTGACATGCGAGCTGTTGCCACCGCTGTGTATAACTCAGCCACTAATCGTGTGCAACTAGATCAGCTCAATCGGTTACCGCAGTATGAGACTTTCCCTGCTGCTAACGACACGGGAGTTGCCACTGTTGGCTCCATCAATCTTGCCTATTCCAACATCACACCACCTGCTGGTGTTACAGGCAATGTCAACATTGGATATGTTTGGGTCGACTATGAGGTCGAATTCCTTAACCCGAGTGCTACCGTTACAGC